CGCCCTTGGCCTTCTCGATCGCCTTGCGCTGTGCGTCGAGCACCTTGGCGACGGCGCCACCGTCGACGATCGTGCCGAAGCTGGTCGAGATGACGTGGATGCGGCGGAGGTCGTCGCTGTTCTTGATCGGGACGTGTCGGACTTCGCTGACTTGGCCGCGCAGCACGATGTGGACCTGATCGCCGACGTGGAGCTCAGCGGGGGCGACGTCGAGTGCGTCTTGGAGGCCGGTGCCGGCGCCGGTGATGCGCACCGCGGTTTCGGTGACGTCGTGGTCGTCGAACGGGCTGAGCGTCGTCATCGGGACTCCTCGGGCTGGTAGGTGGACAGGTCGGGCAGGTCGATGATCTCGGCGGGCTCGTCGACGCCGAGGTACTCGATGAGCAGCTCGAAGCGGGCGTCGATGCCGTCGATGAGACGGGTGAGGGCGTTGACGACGGCGACGAGACCGTTGAAGTCGGCGAAAGTGACCGGCGCGCCGTCCGGGAGGCGGCCGAGCTCGATCACCGGTCGCCGCCCTCGATCGGCGCCCGGGCCACGGCGGTGCGCTCGAGCCGGAACTCGGTCCACGCCCGGCTCAGCTCCTCATAGGTGTCGAGCCAGTCCTGGCGATCGGCGAGCTGTCTGGCGCGGTCGGCGATCTCGGCCGTGAGCCGCTCGATGTCGGTGCGGCAGCGGTGCGCCTCGACGTCGAGGATCTCCGAGATGAGGTCCTCCCTCCCGGTCATGGAGTGGTCGGGGATCATCGCTGGTCGCCCTTCGCCTCGTTGACCCACGCCTCGTCGGCGGCGTCCTCGTCATCGCCGGTTGTAGGGACGGGCGCGGCCAGTTCCTCGCGGGTCGGTGTGAGGTCTCCGGCGTGGTCCATCGTGCGCACGTCGAAGACCTGCTCGTCGGAGGCGATGGCCTGGGTGAGCTGCGGGCTGTGGGGCAGCCAGCGCTTCATGTCCATCACGACCGACTTGAGCGCGGCGGCGTCGTAGCTCTTCGACCACATGTCGCCGTCGGGCTGCTTGGAGAAGGAGCGGTGGTACTCGACCTGCTCCTCGTCGAGGGCGTGGACCTGTTCGGAGCCGTCGGGGTAGGTGACTTTCACGTACCAGGCGACCGCCGGTCCGCCCCTGGGCTTGGCGGGCCGGCGGGCCAGGTGCGGCTTGTGCTTGAGCGGCGGGGTGCGGCCGTAGTCGAGGTCGAAGATGTCGTTGGGGTAGACGGGGTGGCCCTCGAAGCGCAGGCCGGGCTGGGCGCGGCGGGCGAGCTCGATGACGCCGCCGTAGCCGAGCTGGAAAGTGGCGACCTTGCCGTAGGGGATGACCCACGAGAGGTTCGCTTCGGTGTTGGGCGGCAGGTCGAGCTGGGCGCAGCGCAGCGCAGCGCCGAGCACGGTCTCGGGCTCGCAGAGCCACAGCTTCGGCTGGGCCCGCAGCGCGTTGCCGAACTGGGCGACGAACGTCTCCTCGCTGGTGCCGGTGCGGCGCAGCAGCTTGTTGATGACCGGCTTGAACTTGTTGATGACGGCGACGGTCGCCTGGTTGGGCTCGATGACCGCCGGGGCGGCGTTGCTCATGTCGGGCGCTCGAAGGTGAGCAGGGCGGGGTTGAGCACGCCGCCCGTCTCGTTGGCGCGCTCGCCTTCGTCGTGGATCTGGGTGGCGAGGTTGTGCCAGCGGCGCAGCTCCTCGCCGTGCTCCCACACGTCGGCGAGGATGTGCACGGCGACGCCGTACTGAAAGCCGGTGAGCCCCCAGCGGCCCAGACCGCGGTCGACCTCGCGGAACGTGGCCTCGGCGGTGTCGCCGAACGGAGCATCGCGCTCGGCCAGCGCGGTCTCCATGGCGTCCATCCAGCGACCGGCAGCGATCACGACGACCGCGCCGTAGCACGCACCCATCTGCTCCTGGGTGAGCTCCTCGGGCCACCGGTCGGGGTCGGCGTCGAATCCCTCGGGCAGCGGGTTGCCGGCGACCGTGCCGTCCCAGACGTCCTGGTTGCGGATCTTCATGCGGTCCTCCTGATGGCGCGCGGGGTGTGGAGGCGCAGCACGCGGACGGTGCCGTGCCGGTCGTACTTGTCGCCGTGGTCGGCGCGCAGGGCGTCGCGGTCGATGTCCGTTCGCGGCTGGGCGCGCCACGACACGACGACCTGCCCTTCGATGCAGCCCTCGGTCAGGTTCCCGAGGGCGGCCTTCAGCAGGTTCTCGTCGCGCTCGATGTCGGCCTCGAGCTGCTTGCGGGTGGCGCGCAGGGCGCGCAGCTCGTCGACGACGTGGGACATCGAGCGCACGTCGACGGCAGGGATGTGCTCGGGGGTGGTCCAGGCGCCGGCGAGCGCGGCGCTGGTCGCAGGGTGGCCGTCGGCGAGCGGCGGGACACCGGCGACGACGTGGTCCATCCAGAACCGCTCGCCCTCGGCGAGCAGCCGGTCGATCATCGCCTGATCCCGCGCCACCTCGTACACCTCGAAGCGGGGCCGCCCGAACGCCATGTGCATCACGGCGAGGAAGGCGGCGTCGAGACCGGTGACGGCCAGCTGCCACTGCACCTGCAGCCGATAGTGGTCGGGGATCTCGTCCCAGCGGCTGCCGGCGTCGTACTTCGACTCGAAGACCGCGACGGCGGAGTCGAGGTCGTCGCTGCCTTCTTCGACGATGAGCCCGTCGAGGGTGGCGAGCGCCCAGTCGTGTTCGGGGTGGGTGGCCCGGTACTGGCGCGCCATCACGTGCAGGCCGCGATGGCGGCGTTCGAACCAGGCGACGATGACGGGCTCCAGGTCGAGGCCGAGCTGCATGACGTCGCTCGGGTCGTCGTCGTCGAGCGGGGCGAGGCCGACCTTGTCGACCCACACGCTCCACCGGGAGCCCCAGGGGGAGGCGTTGGTGATGGCGGCGATGTCGCTGGCGCCGATGCCGCCGCGCCGCCACGTGAGCCAGTCGGCGCGGGTGGTGGACGCGCCGATCGTCCCCCCGGCAACCGGCGCGCCCAGATCAGGGCTCATGGCTGGCGCCTCACCTCGCGCATGAGCGCGGCGTGGCGGGCCCGCTCGTACCGGGCGTGCTCGACCCCGTCGGCCCGGGCCCGCAGCGCGTCGATGGCCACGCCGAGGAGGACCAGGCCGGCGACCACGACGAGGACGAGCACGATCACGACGGGCCCTCGAGGCGGCCGTGGAGGAGGTCCCGGCGGGCCTCGTACTTGCGGTCGTAGTGGGCGAACGGTGTGGCCGTGACGGCGTGGATGTCGTAGCCGTCGGCCGGGGTGCCGTCGATGACGTACAGGCGTCCGTGGGCACTGACGACTTCGACGCTCACGACGGCGCCTCGTCGTCGAAGGTGAAGGCGGCGACACCGGAGCACTGGTCGACGACCCCGAAGGTGACGCCAGGGAAGCGACGCTCCAGGGTGGTGCGGATGTCCTCGGCCTGCATGCGTGTGAGCGGGCCAGACGTGGCGACGATGACGCCGGTGCGGCCGGACGACACCAGTAGCTGGCCGCTGGCGGCGCTGTGCTCGGTGCACAGGTACGTCGTGGCCTCGACGCTGCAGCCGTCCTCTTCGCAGATCACAGCGGCACCCCGGCGAGGTCGGCGAGGCGCACAGCGACGTCGCAGCCGAGCCAGCCGTCGGAGTACTCCCGCTTGCGCTTGTGGACCTCGACGACGTTGCCGTCATCAGCGATCAGGCCGCCCTCGGTGAGCCCGTCGAGCATCGCCCGCTCGAGCTTGTCGATGTCGTCGCGCCGGCCGAGGTGGTACCAGACGCCGCGGGCCCGCTGCGCCTTGGTGCGCGCCTTGGGCATCGGGAAGCGGAAGTCGAGCGTGACCACGACCGGCTGGTCGCCGAAGGCACCGCCGGTCTCGGCGGCCTCGCGCGCGGCGCGGGCGACGGCCTGGCGCCACGGCAGCAAGCCCTTGCCGCCGACGGTGACCTGGCGGTAACCGGCCGGGGTCGGGACCGAGCGCATCCCGGCCTGAGTGACCGGCACGCCGTAGACGGTGAAGGACACCGGAGCATCGGCGAGCGGGAGCGGCGGCTGCGGGACGGCTGTCGGCGGCGCGGGCCGGTCGAGAGGCGCGCCGCCGACAGGCGAGGTGGCGGGGAGCATCAGGCGTCGTCCTGGCGGCGGGCGTCGAGGAAGCGGGCGAGCTGGTCGTCGGAGATGCGGTCGTAGCGGCCGACCTTGTGGCTGCCGAGCTCGCGACGCCGGATCCAGCCCCGCACCGTTTGCGGGTGGACGTGGAGGCGTTCGGCGACCTCCTCGACCGTGAACATCTGCGGGACGGATGATGCTGTCACTCAGATTCCCCCATGCTCATCCACAAGCAATCTGGCGGTCACCTAATCACCGCCGCCCTGTGGGGAACAAGTGGACAACTCGGCGCTGCCAGCGGTGCCGTATCACCTCGACGCATCCATGCTCACGTTGCCGCAGTAGGGAGCAGCGGAGCGCTGTGGGTAAGTTTTCGCCGGGCGGGATGGATGAGCGCAGGGCAGCGGCAATGAGCCCGAGGGGCGGCGGCGTCATAGCCTCGCGCCGAGCGATGGGTCTTCGACGTCTCGGCAACGAGCTCAAGAAGGCCAGGGGTATGCGCTCACAGAAGGCTGCTGCCGCCCACTGGAACGTGCCGTACTCGACGCTGTGCGCCATCGAGCAGGGCAAGGAGCGCAACTACCAGCCCCAGACGCTGGCCCACTTCGACGCCATGCTGGGGCGCAGCGCCTGGGAGCTCTACGAGCAGCCCGACGAGGCCGGCTACGACGTCCCCGCCGCGTCGGCGGCCAGCGTTGAAGAGGTCCGGACCCGGCTCGACGAGCTCGAGGCGGCGCTGCAGGCGCTGCGGGGTCAGCCGCCGAACCACCTGGAGGCGGTGACCAGCGAGCTCTCGCCCGACGAGCTGGCCGAGGTGGTGGCGTTCGCGCACTTCGTGCTCGCCCGCCGTCGCAGCGTGGGCTAGCGCGCCTGGCGAGACGCGAAGGCCCGCACCTCGAGCCGGTCGAGGTCATCGTCGGTGAGGACGGCGTGGAGCTCGGCGGTGCGGCGTTCGAAGCGGTCGACGAGGTTGGCGCGGGCGGTGGCGGCGGTGAAGCGCTTGCCGCGCGGTGTGCGCACACCGGCGTCGTTGAGCCAGTCGGCCAGGTCGGCCCAACTGCCATGCGTCAGTAGCAAGACGTCGCCGAGCGCCATCCCTGCCGAGGTGGGCGCGGCGTAGGGGGTACCGGCCCAGACCTCGGTTGGTGGGGCGGGCGGCACGAGCAAGGCGACGTCGGCGGCCTGACGACGAGTGATGATACCGGCGCGCACGGCCTCGTCGAGGATGGCGCCGAACCAGGCGACGCCGTCGTCCATCAGCGCACCGCCCGCAGGGCGCGCTGCTCGCGGCTGGCGCCGGTCTGGCGGGCGGCGACGCGGTCGAAGCTGGCCTGCGCGGCCTCGGCGCGGGCGTCGGCGAGATAGCGGTGGATCATCACCGGCGAGGTCCACCCGGCGATGGTCATGGCCGCGGTCTCGTCGCCGCCGTTGATCATGAACTGCACGCACCAGCCGCGCCGCAGGGCATGGGGTGACACGTCGACGCCGGCGCGCCCGGCGGCGCGCTTGATGACGTTCTGGATGGCGTTGGTGGTGAGCCGTGCCGAGGCGCGCCGGCCGCCGACGTTGACGAGCAGCGGGCCGGGGCCGTCGCCGCGCCGGCGCGGGTGGAGGTAGCGGCGCAGCAGGTCGAGGGTGTCGGGGTGCAGCGGCGGGCGCCGGGGCCGACCGGTCTTGGTGATCGGCAGGTGCACGCTGCGGCGCTCGAGGTCGACCTGGTCGATGTCGATGCCGGCGAGCTCGCCGACGCGCAGCCCGGAGTGGAACATCAGCGACACGGCGATGGCGTTGCGCAGCCCGACCGAGGAGCGCAGGTCGAAGGCGGCGATGAGGGCCTCGAACTCGCCCGGCGTGCAGGCGTGGGTGTCGGCCCACTCGGGGGCTGCGGGCTGGGCGACGTCGCGCATCGGGGAGCGCCGACCCCCGAGCGGGTCGGTGGAGTGGCGCTCTGCGGTGCGGTAGAAGGCGACGAGCTGGGTCCAGTTCTTGACGCAGGTGGTCGGCGCGACGTCGCTGGCGCGCTGGGCCAGCCAGGCCCGGCAGTCGGGCGTGGTGGCCTCGAGCAGGGTCGTCCCGCGGGCGTCGAGCCACGCCGCGAACATGCGCAGCGTCGAGCGGGAGTTGGCCTGGGAGCGGGGCTTGGCGCCCCACGCCGCGAGCATCTCGTCGATCAGCTCGTCGGTGTACCAGTGGGCGTCGTTGGTCGGCAGGATCAGAGCGGGTTCGGGCATCGCGAGGGCCTTTCATGGTGGCGGTCTAGCCGTCTGGTGGAGGACTAGATCCGGTTTCGGTCGGCCTCTCGATGCCCCGACCTGCTGTCGAAACCCCGGTCTAGCTGGGGTTTCGTGGGCACGACGGGACTCGAACCCGGGACCTCCACCGTGTCATGGTCATCCACGCACTTTCAGGAGTCTCAGCGACGATACCTGCGGCTTCATGCATTCAGCTGAGTGACGCTGAGCGTTTATGGTGGAGGTCGGCATGAGCAGCGACCCACCTCTGATCACAGCCAAGGGCATCAACGTCGAGGTCACCTTCGATGGCCGCATCGTGACGATCGCCCGGCGCACCGCGCTACGAACGAAGGAGAGGCGGATTCCGGTGAGCTCGATCACGGCGGTCGAGTGGAAGCCACTGCGGCTGGGCCGCGGATCGATCGGCTTCACGATCCCCGGTGACGAGGACGACGTCGAGGCCTCGTTCGTGAAGAAGTCGCTCGACGAGTTCACCGCGCTCCGTGACGCGGTCGAGGCAGCGATCGGCTGAGGTCAGGCGACTCTGGTCTCCTGTGGGTCCGGCGGCGCGTCGTCGGCCGGCTGGGTAGGGATGGGACCGAGCCGCTCCTGGCGGGAGCGCTCGACGGCGCGGCCGCCGACGTAGCCGCCGAGGAGGCCGATGATGCCGCCGAAGCCGGCGATGATCACCTGCGTCGCGTTCTCCGAGAGGCCCGGCGTGTCGGAGCGGAGGGCGTCCCACAGGACCGCGAACATGAGCAGGTTGAGGGCCAGCCCGAGGGAGGCGGCGAGGATCACGGCGACCAGCTCGGCGCCGCGGTACTCAGAGGAGGAGGAGCCCAAGGGCGATGGCGGCGACGGCGAGCCAGCCGATGCCGATGTGGTAGCTGGTCGTCGACAGCCGTCGCACCGTGGCGAACAGACCGGCGACCACGGCGAGCACGAGCCCGACGAGGAACGAGACGTCTGCAGCGGCGAGGTCGCCGTGGGCGATGTCGGCGATCACTGGATGACGCCGGCGTCGGTGAGGCGCTGGATGAGGGCGTTGAGATCGCCGCGGGTGTTGACCACCTCGGCCCACATGGCCGACTCGGCGCCGGCGTAGTTCGGCACCGTCTGGTGCCAGACGGCGTCGCTCACTTGTTGGGTCGAGCCGACCGCCGCGAAGACGGCGGCGAGCTGGGCGGCCTGTTCGTCGGTCATGTCGACCTCCTGCGGGGTGTTGGTGGCGCGGCTGATGGCTTCGTTGCGTACGTCGGCGACGCGCCACGAGCCGCTCGAGTTGATGGCGCCGGGCGCCCAGGGCCCTGCGACGGAGTTGACGGCTGGGTCGATCTTGCGGGTCGGGGCGTAGTCGACGTGGCCGGCGAGGTCGTCGGGGCGCCAGCCGAGGCGGGCGGCGTGGACGTTGTTGACGGTGAACATGGAGTCGACCTGCGCCTGCGGGTACTGCTCGCCGGTGCCGGCGTTGGCGATCTCGACGCCGATGGCCGATGTGTTCATCGAGTCCTGCGCGACGCTGCCGGTGCTGAACGTTATGGGGTTGCCCTTGCCGTTCGTGTTGGTGGCGCCTGCGGCGAGCACCCACACGGATCCGTCGCGGGCGATGAGCACGTTGGCGATGGGCCGATCGCTCGACCCGTTGCACATGTACGAGGCGTCGTTCTGCGGCGAGGTCGACGAGGCGGTGTGGTGCCACATCGTGCACACCGGGCGGCCGGCGGCGAACCCGCCCGAGCTGCGGGCGCGGGTCTGCCAGCCCTGGAACTCGACGACGGTGAGTCCGGCGGCGCGGTAGGCGTCGGCGAGCCAGGTGAGGTAGGTGCCGCTCACAGCGGGCCTTCGGCCTGGAGCCAGGCGATGATGTGGGCCATGACGTCGACGGCGACGTCTCGCTGGTCGGCTGGGAGGTCGTCCCACGCCGGGAGGACATCGCCCGACCAGTAGCGGCGGACGTTGTGGAGGGCGCGGGCGAGGCCTTCGGGGTCGTCGGGCTCGTGCTCGAGCAGCCACGAGACGATGACCGCGCCGACGGCGTCGGCCAGGGTGCGCTCATCCGGTGTGAGCTCCTCGAAGCGGGCCAGGCGGTCGCCGCCGGTGAGGTCGTCGAGGTAGGCGCGCAGCTCGTGGAGGCGGCGGGCGACCTGCTGGGGATCGGGCTCGCTGTCGGCGGCGTAGACGTCGTCGGGCTCGATGTCGCCGAACTCAATGGTCACGGGGGCGGAATGATCGACGTGAACGGCTTCATGGACTGGACCTCGGCCAGGATCATGGCGTCGGTGATGACGGCCGGGTCGGCGCCGGGGTGCTCGTTGCCGGAGGCGAGGGCGGACTCCCAGGCGGTCTCCCAGCCGGGCGAGCTCGCCCAGATGCGCCGCCATTGGTTCGTCCACCAATCGGGGTCGAGTCCGGCGTCGGCGACGCCTTCCTGTGCGGCGGCTTGGGCGACGCGGGTCAGCATCGACGGGTCGGCGGCGATCTCGCCTTGGGTCAGGTACATGGGTGCTCCTTCACATCAGGGTGGCGACGTAGCTGATCGAAACGCCCGCCGTGACGATCGAGTTGTCGGCCGGGCGACGCAGACCGACGCTCGCTCCGGTGGCGCTCACGTTGAACGGGACGCAGCCGACGTTCGCGTAGGAGATGCAGATGGCGTTGATCACCGGGATGGTCCCGGCCGGGAACGCCCGCGGGTAGGTGAAGCCGCCGTTGCCTCCGGCGTCGGGGGTGATCGCGGCGTTGGCGGCGATGACGATCGGGACGGTCTGCCAGGCGCCGGCGACCCGCTTGTAGTCACGCCCGGTGCCGGTGACGAAGCACTGGGTGCCGTCCGGCGGGCTGGCCCCGAGCACGGCGTCTCGTTCGGCGGTGGTGGCGAACGTGAGCCCGACGCCGATGGAGCGGCGCATGTCGGTGAGCGTGACGCCGTTGAGGTTCGCCGCGCCGCCGGGCACCGTGTACTGGCAGACGAGCGCGGCGTTCGCCGGGACGGCCGGCGGGGACGGGGAGCTGGCGGCGACGCCCGAGTTGACGGTGAAGATGAAGTCGTTGTTCAGCCCGCCGTCGATCGCCGGGTCCCGCACCTGGGCGATGACCTGGTCGATCCGTGACGTGCCGGCGCCGGGCGCGGTCGGTGACGTGACGATCTCGGCGGCGTCCCAGCGGCACAGGGCGGTGAACTGGCCCGACTGCAACGGGACGGCGATCGCCCCGGGCGGCACGCTGATGTTCATCGTGTTGGCGACGGCGGTCGCCGCGGAGCCGAGAGCGCCGGGGGCGGGCCAGAGAGTGCCCATGAGGGCCCGGTCGACCTGGGCGACGTAGGAGCCGGCCTGCTGCCAGAGCGGGGTGAAGCGGGTCATGGATCTACCTCCGGCCGAGCGACGCGACGGCTGTGTTGGTGCGAGCGAGCAGGTCGGCCAGCGACGTGAGCGAGCGGCCGACCGTGATCTCGACGTCCTCTTCGCCGTCGTCGCCGACGTCGTAGGTGATCCCGACGACACGGACGGTGGTGTTGACGGCTAGCCGGCCCGAGCGGATCACGAGCGGGCACGAGTCCCCGATGTTCGGGGTGCCCCACACGTAGGTGCCGGGCCGCAGGTCGATGGTGTACGACGGCACGAGGACACCCATCGAGGCGAGCAGGCCCGCCGCTCGCTGGTCGAGCGTGGCCTGCTGGTTGACGTCGGACGGGGCCGAGTCGGCGAACGGCCACCATCCGACGATCGCGGTGGCGGCGTCGCTGTTCGCGGCTACGCCGATGAGCTGGGCGGCGTTCGGGTCGGTGGCGGCGTTGTTGCCGAGCGACCGGATGTAGTTGGCGTAGTCCGACGAGTTGACGGTCCGGGAGACGGTCGAGACGTTCCCGCCGTAGATCAGCGCCATGTCGGTCCGGGTAATCCCGCGCGACGGGTAGAAGATGCGTAGGGCGTCGCGTCCGGGGCCGAGCGTGCCGAGCGCCGAGCCGGGGGTCTGGTCGACGACCGGGAGCGTGTCCGCGGCCTGGGGTTCTGGGATGACGTCGTAGTCGAACCCGCCTGACACCTTGGAGAGCTCGTCGATGGCCTCGCCGATCGATTTCCCGCCTTGGTACGTGCGATCCCGTGTCGCGCCGAGTCGGGCTCGGCCGGCGCCCGAGGGGTCGACGATCACCGCGGAGAGCGGGATGATCGACCCCGGCTGGTACGGCACGAACGGCGTGGCGCCACCGCCTGCTCGTGCAAGCAGGTTCCCGACGAGGGCGTCCTGGTCGTAGCCGGCGAGCACGATCGGCAGGGCGTCGAGGATGAACCGTCGTTCGAGCGTGGCGAAGTAGTCGTGCACCACGAAGTTGACGGTGTGCGCCTGCTGGCTGATCGTGTCCTGGCTGTGATCGACGGGGCCGCGGAACATGCACACGTCGGAGCCGCGGGTGTCGTCCCAGCGCCAGGCGAACACGTCGTGCTGAAGCTCCTGCACCGTCGCGGCGTCATCGGATCGACCGTCGATGGAGAACCGCAGCTCGGCGGGCTCGCCCAGCTTCTGCACGAGCTGGCGGCTGTAGGCGCCGGTCAGCTCGGCGATGATCGTCTGGTCCCAGCGGGCCGCGCTGAAGCTGCGGCGGTGCACGGTGAGACGCCAGCGACCGCGGCCTGGCGGGACTGGGTAGGTGCCGGGTGCCGCGGCCGGCGCCGGTGCGTCGAGCACGTCGAGCGTCACGAGAGGTACCCGTCCTGCCACGACACCTGGGTCTGCGTCGAGCCCGACGTGGACGACCCGGTCATTTGGATCGTGGTCGTCTCGTGCGGCACGAGCTGGGGCCAGCCGCCGTTGGTCGCCAGGATCGCCGCCCAGTCGACGAACGCCAGCACGCTCTTGGTGTGGTCCCCGTTGAGCCACGCTGTCTTGGCGGCGCAGTCGACCTCGACGAACTGGCCCGCGCTGATGTTCATCGTCGGGAGCATGGCGAAGCCGTACGTGGTGGCGCCGCGGGTGAAGCGCACGACGGGCGCGGTGACGGGCCCGAAGATGCGCAGGGTCGGCCACACGGTGACGTCGCCGTCAGGGGTCGCCGTCGCCGTGACGGGGCCACCGCCGCCGGCCGGGTAGACCCGCGGGAACGTCAGGTTGTAGCGCCGGCCGTCACCGGTCGACGCCCCGGTCCACGCTGTGACGGTCTGGACGGTCGGGTCTCGGGCGATCGGGTCGGCGGCGATCCATTGCAGGTGGATCTCCCGGCTATCGGGGTTGTCGACGACGAACCCGTAGCCCGCGGCGCGGATCGTGACGGTGCGTTCGGGGGTGCCGGGGCGGTCGAGCACGTAGTGCAGCACGGGGCGCGCCGAAGGGACCATGAACGGGGCGAAGCGAGTGGCGACGTCGTCGATCACCGCGCCGGCCCATTGCACTGCCTTGACCGTCGCGGAGATCGCCCGCGACCCGAAGTAGGCGGTACGGTCGTCGACCCCGTGCTGGTCCGGGCGATTCGTCACAACGTCGCGAACCTCTGGGTAGCCGAGGTTGAGTTCGGTCATGAACCAGCCGCCGTCCTCGTCTTCCAGCGGCATCGACAGCGCGCCGAGGACGAGCCAGGCGCGGGTTACGCATTCGGTCACGGGGTGCGGCTCCTGATGGCGAAGGCGACCCGATCCATGAACAGGTCGAGATCCACGCCGGACTCGAACGTGGCGTGCTCGACGATGACCGCCGGCCCACCGCCGAAGCCGGGCACCTTGTCGATCGGTGCGACGATCTCGCCGGCGTGGGCGAACACGAGCCCGTCCGTGGTGAGCAGGCCGCCGGTGGCGAGGTGCGGGATATTGGGGAAATCGAAGCTCCAGCCGCCGAACGACTGGCCGCCGAACGAGCCGAGCGGGCCGAGGTCGACCGACGGGAGCGTGATCGTCGGCACCCGGAACTCGATCGAGTTCCACCCGGTGATGAGCGCGTTGATCGGCGCCTTGATCGCCGACACGACCCCGGAGATCGCGCTCGAGATCGTGCCCACGACGTTCGAGATGGCGTCGGCGATGGCGTTGAACTTGTCCCGCACCCAGTTGTAGGTGGCCGTAGCGGCGTCGCGGACCGTCGCGAACCACGACCCGATGGTCTGCATGTACCCGCCGATCGAAGACACGGCTCCGCCGATGGCCGAGGTGATCGCGTTCCACTTGTCGACCACCCACTGCCACACGGCGGTGGCGGCCGCCTTAACGGTGTCCCAGTGCTGGATGACGAGGGCGACGGCGGCGCCGATCGGCCCGGTGATGATGGTGAGCAGGAGGGGCCAGTTGTTGACGATCCAGTCCCACACGGCCCGGACGGCGGCGACGACGGCGTCCCACGCTGCCTGCGTCGCCGCGACGATGGTGTCCCAGTTGTGGATGATGAGGAAGGCGACCCCGGCGATGACAGCGCCGATGGCGATGAAGGGGGCGGCGGCGGTCAGGGTGGCGATGGCGGCGGCGCCGGCCGCGGCGGCCCAGGTGAGGAAGGCCGGGACGACGATCCCGCCGACGGTCGTCGCGAGCCCGATGAAGGCGGCGACGATCACCTCCTTGTGCCCCGTCACCCAGTCGGCGACGGCTGACAGGGCCGGGATCAGGGTCCCGGTGAGGAACGTCGACAGGGTCCCGATTACGGGTAGGAGCGCCGACCCGATCTGCTCTTGGAACTCGCCGAAGGCGATCTGCGCGGCCTTCATCTTCCCGGCCGTCGAGTCGGCGGCGATCGCAGCCTGGCCGTTGAAGGTCGACGCGAGGTTGGCCATGATCTGATCCATCGACAGGGCGTGACCGGAGGCGTCCTTGGTGGCCACGCCAAGCTTGGAGAGCGCGCCAGTACTTCCGAGGGCGCCCTTGGACATGGCGGCGACGACCGTGTTGAGGTCCTTGCCGGTGCCGGCGGCCACGTCCGTCGCGATCGACAAGGCGTCCTGCGCCTTCCCGGTGTCACCGAAGCCGCGCGCCAGCGTCGCGAGGGCCGGGCGGAGGTCGTCATCAGCGATCGCGGCCTGCTGGGACAGGTTCGAGATGAACTTCTCGGCGGAGGCCACCTGAGCGTCCGTCGCCCCCGCGGTGTTCTTCAGGGCGGCGGCGAGCTGCGCTTGGGACTCGGCGTCGGCGGCGGCGGCTTCCACGGACGCCTTCCCGAACTCGATGACCTTGTCGGCCACGAAGGCACCACCGATGGTCAGCGCGGCCTTCTTCGCGAACGACCCGAGCGAGGACGTCATCCCTGAGGCGGCCTTGTCGACCTCCCCGGTCATCCCGGAGGTGTCGGCGATGAACTTCGTGACGATCGACGGGCCGGCCGCCACGGGTCACCGGCGCTTCCGGGCGGCGCGCTCGCGGGCCTTGATCTCGTCGCGCATGTACGTGACGAAGGCCCGGTACACGTCGTCGTCCATCTCGTAGACCTCGCGCGGGCTCAGTCGCCAGAACCGGCAGAAGGCGGCGAGGTCACGAAGTCGGAGAGCTTCGTAGGGTCCACGGCGAGGGCGACGTCGTCATCGACCTCGACCGTCACCTCCGCGCAGTCATCCCAGCGCAGGCCCGGGAAGTCCCGGCGCAGCTTCATCCAGATGAGCGTCTGGTGCCGGTCCGCGCCCTCCGCGTCCGGCCCGCACAGCTGGTCGAACGAGCGGCCGGTCTGCGCCTTCAGCTCGCGCTGCGCGCCGGGAGACGGGATGCGGCGGGCCTCTGCCGCCGTCAGGTGGATGAGGTCAGGCAGGACGGTGGCGGGGGCGGCGACGGCGGCGGCGCCGTTCACAGGGATGGTGTCGACCATGAGAACCTCGTGACTGACTCTTCGGCGGCCTTGGCGGCCGTCTCGGCGAACTGGTCTTGCTCCTCCAGCGCGGTCGGGTACAGATAGCGGCCGTCCGGGACGTAGGGCCGGCCGCGGCTGCCGCCGAACTCGATCCAGCCCGCGTAGTCGACGCCGTCCCCGAGCGACACCTCGACGCCGCCGTCCTCCGAGTCGCCCGATTCGACGGAGCCGGCGAGCGTCCCGGTCAGCACCGGGACCCGGGCGCGGACCTGGTCCGCCACGCGCTCAGCGAACGGGCCGGCGGCCTTGGCGACCTCGGCGGGGAGGTGGTCGGCCCAGCGCCGGAGATCCGCCGCCGCCTGCGGCCCGCCGATGACCTCGACGCGGGCCGGATCGCTCACGCCGCGGCGCCCTCCAGCCCGGCGGCCGGGGTGATGTTCGTGACCGGTACGTCCAGCCAGCCGGAGATGGACCACTCCAGGTCCACGCTCGAGGAGTCCCCGATGTCGCCCGACAGCGGCGTGAACGGCTGCGGGATCAGGTCCCCGGTGTACTCCGGGTTCGTGGCCGAGATCGGCTGGTTCGAGTTGGGCAGCACGGTGAAGGGGACCGGGACGCGCCCGGCCACTGCCGCCGTGAGGACCTCGTTGGTGGCCTCAGGGTCGAACGAGTGGTAGAGCGACGCCTTCAGCGTCCACTTCACGGTCCCGGGGTACTCCCGGATGCCGCACGCCGTCTTGACCTCCACGGTCGAGACGTCCGGGTTGAGCTCGATGTGCGACAGGAGGCACTTCAGCTCGGAGCCTGAGATGGTGAGGGACGGGCTGTACAGGATGACGGGCTCTGGATCGGCCATGAGGGCTCCTCTACGTGGTGACCTTGACTCGGAACGTGAGACGGGCGGCGAGGTAGCTCGTCTTGGCGACCACGAACACGCGGGGGCCGCCGACAGACTCCAGCGGCCAGGGGTCGCCGGAGGCGCGGAGCCGGTTCAGCGTGAACGAGACGAGCTCCTCGAGCGAGGCGATCCCGGCGCCGGGGACGAGACGGGTGGCGACCGCCGTGACGACGATCCGCCCGGAGTACCAGCAGCCGGTGTCCGGTGTCATCCACGGCTCCGCCCAGCCGAGCATGAGGGCCGGCGGCGTGATCGAGTCGACGAGGTCCACGAGCACGGTCGGGTCCCCGTCCTCGACGGGCGCGAGGGCGGCGGCGAGCTTGGCGCGGGCGTCGAGGAGGTCTGTCACGCCACACCCCACAGCTGCTTGAGCGGGATGAGCGCTGCGGCGTGGCGCTCGAACCCGGACGCTGGAGCGGGGAGCGCTCCGGTCTGGTCGAAGCCGACGCCGCCGTTGTAGGCGTCCGGCGCCTTGTACCACTCGACGGCCCGGTTGACGTTCGTCCGGACCACGAGCGCGGGCGCGGGGTCCGGGAGCGGGGTGTCGGTGTTGCGCTGGAGCCAGTGGTCGATCTCAGTGGCGGCCGCGTCGAGGCACGCCTGCAGGAGCTCGGTGTCGCTCGTTGCGAGCCGCTCATCGTTGAGGGCGCGGGCGAGGTCCTCCACCGGGGCGTACGACATCCGTCAGGGCGCCTTCCCGCCGACCCAGGCGGAGCCGGTCCAGCACGCCTGGCCGGGCAGCCCGGCCGTCGCCGTCTGCACGAACTGGCCCGTCGTCCACGGCGTGGCCGGCGTGGCCGTGATCGAGCTGGCCTGGAGCGCCGCCACGCTCGCCGGAGGCGCGGCCCCGGCGGGCGTCCACGTGCCCGGGATGCCCGCCGTCGCGCCGGTAGCCGGCGGCGGGTCCGGGACGTTGTCCTCGCTCCAGCACGGAGCGAGGCCGACGCACTCCTTGTTCGGCATGTCGTAGAACGTCGCACTCACGGCTCTACGACCGGCTCGGGCTCGGGCTCGGGCTCCTCCGGTGCGTCCGGCGGCTCCTCAGGCGTCTCCGGCTCGGTGGGCGGCTCCTCCGGCTCGGTGGGCGGCTCTTCTGGCTCCACGGGCGGCTCCTCGGGTTCGGTGGGCGGTTCGCGCCCGGTCCCGACGCCTTCCGGCGGAGGGCGGCGGGACGGGCGGACGACCTGCTGGTTCGGGGCGTCCCAGAACGTCACGGGGTCTTCGTGATCTTGATCACGCCGGTCGGCTCCAGGACCGGGATGGCGAAGTAGCCGGCATACGCGACCTGGGTGCCGAGTACGGACGGCTCGACGACCTGGAGCGACCCGATCCGGTCCTCGTAGACCTCCACGGCGTTCGTGGAGACCATCAGAGCGGTCCCGGCCGCGAGGGCGCCGGAGACGATCGGCGTGATACCGGACACCTGCGGCTGCGCGCCCTCCCCGAAGGCCCCGGCGTTGAACCCGACCGACTGGGAGTTCTGCGGGTTGATCGGAGCGAACAACGGGCCGATGAGCCCGAGCATGTCCGGCGCCACCGCGAGGATGAGCCGGCCGACCGGCGTACGCGCCGTCCACATGTTCCCGAAGGCGAGCCCGGCGGCGGCCCATAGCGCGTTGGCGATGTCCTGCGCGGTCGGCGTGGCCGGGAGCGCCGGGCCGGCGACGGCGGCGGCCGAGAGCACGGCCCCCGCCTCCTCCTCCGTCTCGAACGCGTACTCGGACGTCAGGTCGTTGATCACGATGTCCACGACCTGGGGCTGGGTCCAGTCGATGTTCTGGCGGGACACGTTCACGTACCCGCCGAACGTGTCCGCATCGATCGGGATCTTGCCGATGACCATCTTCTGGCTCGGCAGCTCGGCCTTCTCCTGCGTCTGCTTGCCGACCTGCGTGTGCTGCGTGATGCGCGGCCGCGACCACGATCCCGACGGGAGCTGCTGCGGGCCGAGCGCGCCGACGAGTGGACGGGCGAAGTCGAGGCTCGACAGGATCGGCGTGATGAGCCGCTCTGGGAGCAGCCCCGGGTTGTCACCGGTCGTCTGGTGCGCAGCGGCCCGGTTGAACACCTCGAGGCGCTCCGCGACGTCATGGTTGCCGAGGGCGGCGCGCACGAAGTCGGTGATGTAGGCGCCCGCGGAGCGGTACTCGACCGGTCCGACTCCGGCGCGCTGGCGGGCGCCGACGATCTCGCTGTTGATCTCTCGGGCCCGGCTACGGGATTCGATCGAGATGCGGGACGTCTCGCGCAGCGGGGTGAGCTGCTCGTTCAGCGCACCGATCCGGGCCCGGGCGCTGGCAACCAGCTCCATCTCCTGGCTGTTGAGATCGCGGCCCCGGTTCTCGTCGGCCTGCTGGGCGTTGGCGATCAGGCCCTCGATGAATGCGTTGCGCTCCTCGAGCTCGGACTCCAGACGGGCGATCATCGCGTCGGTCTGCGCGGGCATGGGTGACTCCTCTACGGACACACGGACGGGTCTCGCAGGGCTTCGTCACCCGCTACTGCGGCCGGCTCCTAGCCGTCGCTCCTCCGCAGGTAGTGGCGTCGCTTCTACTCGGCCGGCATCATGCGCGCGGCGTGGGCGGCCGCGTCAACGACTCTGCCGCCATCCAGGCGAGGACCTCATCGATGTTCGGCGTGGCGGCGCGCGGCGTGTCGACCGCCACGGCGGCGGTCCGCACCGACAACACCCGTCCCTCGTAGGCGCCCTCCGGGACCATCGCGACGTGGTCGAGGAACGCCTTGGTGACGCGCCGCCGGGTGCGGCCGTCGAGCCAGCGCTCTCCACCCGGCATCACGGCGAACCCGACGGATGCCTCAAGCGCCTGGTCCTCGGCCAGGCCGAGCGTCTCATCGCCGAGCGGGGTGCGGGCGATCCGCAGCTCTCCGACGAGACCCTCGGTGCGCGAAGGGTGCAGCCCGACGGCGCGCCCGACGGTGCGCATCGTGTCGTGGTCCCGATTCACCTTGACCCGGTTCGCGCGGCGCTCGACCCCGTCAAACGCCCCGGGCGCGAGGGACTCCAGCACAGCCCGGCCGTTGATCATGACGGCGGCGTCGGTGTCGTAGGGCATCAGAACGAGCTCGATCGTCCGCTCGGCGTGGCGGACCTCCATGTCGAACACGGACCTGAACTCGACCGGGCTCGCCGGACGCTGCTGCTCAATGTCGTCGTCGCTCATCGCAGGACTCCTGCCGCGAGGTCGGTGGGATGGCTGTTGTCGAGCCGCTCCGAGGCGCGGATCTCCTCCACGGTCATGGCCGGGTTGCCCTCGTCATCGCGGATCTGGTTGAAGATCTGGTCGGTCTGGGCGCGCTCGAGCGGACCCGGCTGCACATAGGCGTCGCGGTTGACTTCGACGCGGGTGTCCCGCGGCAGCAACCAGCCCGACAGCGCGGCCATCACCGCCTGGGCTTTGGGCCGCAACCCGGCGCGCCAGTGGTAGTCGAACAGGCTGATCACATTGCTGTACGTCATCGAATCGCCGCCCGACGGCAGACCGACGAGGAACGGCGGGACGCCGAGAAGGATGGCGATGCGCGCCTCGTTCCACTGCGCCAGGTCGACCAGCGCCATCTTCTCGGGGTCGAGCTGGATCGTCTCGAACGTCACGCCACCCGACAGCACGGCTGGCAGCCCCATCGACGACAGGCGCGCCTCGATCCACTGCGACTGGAGTTCGGCGGCCTGCTCGGCGCCGAGGTCGTCAGGGTGCTTGAGCACGCTGTTCGGGATGCCGCCGGACGCGGCAATGTTCGTGGCGTAGCGGGTAAGCATCGCGGCGGCGATCAGCCGGGCCCGGCCGGCCTCGAGGGGGCCGTGGCCGTGGGCGTCGTCGACGCTCGACTTGTAGCGGATGTGCAAGATGTCGGCGGTGACGTCGAGTGAGCCGATCGAGTATTGGCGCCGGCCGTCGACGAGCTCGGCGTTCACGGTCCACGGCGGCGCGACATGGAACCGCGCCGGCCAGCCGGTCGAGTAGTAGGCGGTAGAGACGACGAATACCTCGCCGAGGTGATAGTCCCAGAACAGCTGCTTGGCGAACTCTTCCCAGGACGTGTACTTGTCCGGGTCCGGATTGTCGATCCACCCGTATTGCAGAGTCGGCGCGGCGTCGACGAGATAGGGCGGCATCGTCGATAGCAGCGAACTGTTGAGGTCGATGCACGACCAGGCGATGTCGGTGAGCGCGTCGAGCTGCCCCCACCAGTTGGGTGTCGCCCAGTCGGCCGGCCATCCCGACCACGCCGAGGGACGGATGATCGACGGCGGCCACGGCCGCCCCGGCCCATCGGAGACGATCTCGACACCGTTGGGATCGCCGGGGCGGGCCTCGGGTGGGCCGACAGTCGCCGGTGGAACGTCGGCCGGGTCGTTGTCGTTGGGGATCACCGAGCCAGACGGCGGCCGTAGCGACCGGTGCTCAACGACGGCGAGGCCGCTTGAGGTCACCCGTTCAGCCACGGACCTCCAGGCTACGTCTCAGCGCTCGTCTCAGTTAGCACTGCGCTATCTGGAGCACGTGAGGTCCAGATTTGGCCTCGAGCATTACGCTCGGCCGATGGATTGCGGATACGAGCTCGTCGTCGCCTTCGACACCGACAGTGAGATGTTCGCTCGAGGGGCCGAAGTCGGCATGCTGCTCGTCCGTTTGCAGGTCGAGCCGAAGCCAGTCCGCGCCATCGCTCATACGCGCAACACCGAGATGCTGTTCCGGCTCGCCGAGGCGACCGGCACCCGGGTCCAGGCGCACGAACTCGGCGCGGACTGGCTGGAGGTCACGTTCTCCTAGTTGACCGTCCGCTGGATCAGCACCCAGCTGACGGCGCCGTGCGTGCGGCACGGCGGGAAGACATCACCTCGGGAGAGCGCGATCTGCAGCCGGCAGCTGCACGTGCTCTGGTAGATGCCGGACTCTGTGTTCCGGCTCCCAGTTGTCGCCATTTGTTCACCTCCTCTCCGATGGCTCGGTGGCGGCAGCCGTCACCAGCACCGGATTAGGGGGATGGCGTCCATACGAGGTAGACCCTTCTACACTGCGATGCAGTTGGGACCGCACGGAACCAGTCCTTCCGGTGTGGTCGAGGAGGGGTCGCCTGGCCGGGCGGCCCCTTGCTCGTTGTCGGGCTCTATGACGAGCGCCACAGTAGCAGCGATCAAATGACATCCACCGGGGTCGCACGCGGCAAATTTGCCTACCACCTGGTCAGATCGAATTACGCCAGCGGGTTGTCTGGATGATCGTGCAAGACCGTGGATCACGCGTAGATCGCCGGTGAGGGCCGCCGTACGACTGCCTCGCGCAGGGCCCAGCATGTGGCGCGCACGAGGTCCGACCGCTTGCCGCCCACGAGGTGCAGCCCGCCGATCACCTCCCGGACGCGCGCTGCGGCGAACTGCTCGTCGAGCTCGGGCGTGTCGTCGTGTACCAGGCGGCGCTGCGCGACCAGCGAGCGCAGCAGCGGCAGCCCGTAACGGGTCTCGGCCGAGCTCGCCCGCACACACGACCGGCGCGCCTGGTTCAGCGACGCCCCGAGGATCAGCGTGGCCGCCGCCGGATGGGCGGCGATCAACGCCTCGGCCTGGGCGACGGCGTCGAACCGGTCGACGCACAGCCAGCCGTCGACCTCGAACACGTCGCCACCCAGCGATGCCACTGCGGCGACCGCCGCGCCGTGGCCGTAGTTGTCCTCCACCGCCACCCACAGCCGGCCTGGGGTGGCGTCGGCCGGTCGACGCAGACTGCGCCACGCCGCCACGTCGACGAGGGCCTCGCCGCCCCCGACCGTCAGACGCCGCGGCCAGATGTTCAGCCACTGCGACCGCACCGCCTGCACCGGGTCCGGCTCGTCCGGGTCCTCCGATGCCTGCCCCGACAACGCCCGCCGCACCGCCTTGGCGATCAGCCGCTCACGCTGCGCCGACCAGTGCGGCGACGCCTGCCGCCACGCCTCACGGTCCTCGAGCTCGGCGTCGTAGGGCGCCGACCACTCCACAATCAGGTCACCCTCGGAGCCGTCGTCCAACACCTCGAGCGCGGCGGCGCGCCGGTCCAGCATCAGCGACGTCGCCATCCGATGCGCCGTCGACACCAACAGCAGCTGCGACTGTCTGGCCGCGACTGTGGTCGGCTCAAGCGCATCATCGACTGTCGTCGCCCGCACAGCCCACGCCTCATCGACCACCGCTAGCGATGCCGACCGTCCATACGACCCGCCGGATTGACGGGTGCCCTTCGACGCCACCAGCCACGACGAACCGTCGACCCGGCGAGTGATCGCCTCCTCGGTCTGCACCTTGCGAGTTGCGTACTCCGCCGGCCGAGCATCAGCCCACGACTGCTCCGGGTTGAACACCGCCAGCGCGTGCGCGACCGACATCGCAACATGGACGAGCTCCTGCGGCTCACCGAACCGCTCGCCCTGATGCAGCCGCCACATCAACACCTCGCGCAGCAACCACGACTTGCCCAACTGGCGCGCCATCGATAACAGCGCCGTCTCCCATACGAGCCGCCCCGCCCCGTCGATCTCGAGCAACCGTCGCACGAACAAACGCTGGAACCAGCGCAACCGGCGACCACCGCGCGCCCAGACCCACCACTCGAACTCCCGACCCAGTGAGTCCACCGCCGCCGGATGCGGCACCGTCATCAGCCGCGGCCACTGTGCGTCGTCCGGCACCTCGCGCAGCTCATCCAGCCACGCCACATCCCACACCCCGTCGCCCACGTCGAGTCCCAACGGCTCGTCGTCCAGCGCGACCAGGTCATCGACCGGCTCGACCCGACGGGCCCTCGTCTCGTTCGCCAGCATCGCCGCCTGGCGCCGCTGACACGGACCACACGCCGGCCGATACCGGCAACACCCCGAACCCTCAACATGACCCCGCGGGCCATGCCGAGACAATGGCGGGTCGTGATCCACTTCCGTCGCTGGCGCCCCCGCGCACACCAGCCGAAGCGCGCACGGCCGGCCCAGCAGCCGGCGCCGGGCCGCCTCATGATCCGGCCCATACGGCGAGCCCCGACGCGGCATCAGCCCGAACCAGCCCGATCGCCCCGGATCACGCCGGATCCGGCCCGAGGGGGGGCAGAAGTGCACGGACGACGTCCGCTGGGTTGGTGGACAGAAAAAGTCGGCCGCCGGGTTCGGCCGAGGGCGGGACCGGCGGAGCGAGCCCCCTCCCCCCCGGCGTCGGGTGGGGACGCCCCCCCATGCGCGCGCCCTCGGGTGTCACGGCTCGTAGTCCCCGCCGACGGATGTGTGAGGTGGCAGCCGCTCGATGTGGACGGCGTCGCCCGGGTGCAGGGTCACGCCGACGATGTGCCACTCGTGGATGCCGTGCTTGCGTCCGGTGTAGATGACCTCGGCGCCGATCTGGGTGCCATCGCGGCGCACGATGCGGACGTCCTCGGGTGGCTCGGGTCGGCGACGCCAGCGCATCACGTCGGTACAAGGTTGGCGAACTGGTCTCGGGTCCAGACCTCGAGCGGGCACAGGCCTTCGTCGCCGTCGAAGATGACGAGCCGCCAGGCGACTCCGGCGATCACGGCCGGGGTCCACACCGCGCCGATGGCGGCGCTGGCGCGCGCAGGGTCTGCTGGGAGCGGGATGCGCAGCTGGCGGCCGGAGATGTCGACGTAGATCGCGACGTAGCCGCCGGGGTTGGCGCCGGGCTCGATGGCTTCGGGGAAGCCGGCCGGCAGCTCGTCGAGGATGCGGCCGCAGTCTTCGGCGATGAGATCTGCGATGCGTCGGCGGGCCGGGGTGTCGGCGGTGGCGGCGAGGTCCTGGGCCTCGAAGGTGAGGCGGGCGGCCTTGCGGGTGGCGGCGTCGATGGCGGGCGGGGTCCAGGCGATGGTCATGGCGGGTCAGTCTTCCCTCCTCGTGAGCTCGCATCGGATCGGTCAGTCATCACGCTCGAACGCTCCGATGAGGTCGACCTGGTCGCTGGCGACGACGGCGCTGAGCATGCCGAGCCGGTGCCAGACCGGCATCCGTGTCGACAGCACGCGCAGCGTCGGGTCGGACGTGTCGGCGTCGATGACCTCGACGACCAGGACGGCGGCGACCGCGACGTCGGCGGGGTTGAGCTTGCCCTCGAACGACAGCCCGAGCAGCTCGAGCGGCCTGTCATCCATTGGCGGGGACCTGCTCGGGCGGTGGGCTGGTCCAGTCGTGGCATGCCGCGCAGTAGCCCTCGCGGACGTCGTCGGGGTGGTGCGAGGTGCGGCCGCAGCGCGGGCAGGTGATCACCGGAGAACTCATACTGGCAACCTCACGTTGTCAATCGGTGGTTGACAAGGTATCCTTGTCGTTGTGGAGATCATGCCCGCCGCCCACCACCACGGGATCAGCGACGACGACATCCGCCACGCCGTGCGCAACGCCTTCCGCACCGCCATCGAGGAGGGCTTCGTCATGCTCACCGGCCCCGACCAGGCCGGCAACCCGCTGGAGATCGGGATCCGCGAGACCGCCACCGGCCTCGTCATCTTCCACGCCATGCCTGCCCGCGACAAGTACCTGAGGTGATACCGATGCCCACGACCAAGCAGATGACCGACGAGGAGCTCGCCGACCGCATCGAGCAGACCGACGTCGACCCCGCGCAGTGGCGGGACGCGTCGCCGCTGCGGGCGATCGCCTCGGCGCTGATCGTCTCCGACGCCGCCGAGCGCAACCTGATTGACGCCGTGGCCACAGCCCGGGCCGCCGATCTGTCGTGGACCGAGATCGCGATGATGCTCGGTGTGAGCCGTCAGGCGGCCCGGCAGCGCTTCGGTGATGCCGTCACCGGGCGTCAGACCGGGCGTCTCGTGGAGGATCCCGACAGCCCCCGCGTCCGCCTGCGTCGACTGCCGTAGCCGCGTCGTCATCGGTCAGAACTCCTCGAACAGGGCGGCCGGTGTGGGCGCGCGGGATGCGGAGCGGGGGCGGGTGCAGCGGCACGGCACGAGCGTCGAGTACTCGTGCTGTTCGCCGTTGACGGTCTCGTACTCGGGCGGGCCCGGCTCGTAGCCGCAGCCGTCGCAGTGTTCGCATGTGGCGCTGGGGTCGTGCCGGCGCGCCTCGGTCGGTGTGCGCAGCGCGCGGTACGCCTCGAGGAAGCTCGCGACGGTGACACGCTCGGCGGTATCGCGCAGCTTGGCGTAGGCGCGGTTGGCGCCCGCGGCGTCGAGCTCGTTGACGGCTTGCGTCCAGACGTACGCCTTCGGGCCGGTGGGCCAGGTGGCCACGAGCAGGTTCACGAGCCTCGCTGCGTCGTCGTTAGTCATCATCGCCCCTGGTCAGCGACGTCGCGCGAGATGAGAGTATCGGTCCACCGATGAGAGCCAGACCGCGCGGGTCGGGCAGGGCTGGGCAGGGCTGGGTCGGGGGGACCGTGACGCTGCCTGTAGTCACGGCGTGACGCGCGGCGTGTCGCGCGGTGGCTGTTCATGGGTGACCGTTGCGTCGGGCTTGGGCGGCTTCGCGGGCTCGGCGTTGTCGGTCGCGGGCGGCGGCGCGGTCGGCGCGGACCTGATCGGCCGACGGGTTGTACTCGAGGTAGTCGGGCATCAGGAATCCCTCCTTGGTCTCGACCCACAGGCGGGTGCGGAGCAGCTTGTCGATCTCAGCGGCGCGGCCGAAGGTGTGGGCGACCTCGGCCGGGATGACGCCGTCGGTGAGGTACTGGGCGGAGTAGGTGCCGCAGCGCACCCAGAGTCCGGTGGCGGCGTTGCCGGCGCGGGTCACCTTGGGGTGGTT